CGTCTCGGGACTTCACCACATAGTCCATGTACAGCGGGCCAGCAACGCCGAAGTTATTGGCGAGCGTTACTTCAAACAACTGATACGCATCCGACTTGCTCATATTGTTGAGTGAGTCAATTTTGTACTCAATAAGTCGCATTAGTTCGCCGTTCGCTGTGGCTTTACCAGAAGAGATTTTATCCGCGATAGAGGAGTTGGAAGTTGCCAGCGCGATGGTCGCCCATGTCGTGGTGTTCTTCCGCTCCATGTTCGACTGCGACTGCATCCCCCCCGGACCCTGCCCCTGAGACACCGCGTAGGCCAGCTTAGACGCCACCTCGGGCTGGATGTTGGTTAGCTCATCCATTGTATAGGGCAGGTTGTTGAGTACGCCGAGGCGGTGGATCTTGTGGGCGTAGGTGTCGCCCTCGGTGGACAGGAGCTTGCTCGGGTGCCCGTAGACGCTGTTGACCATCCGCATGATGGTCGTCTTCCCCGTGCCTGACTGCGCGTTGACCAGCGAGATCAAAGCGCCGTTGTACCCACTGAACTTCATCAGGGGCGCACCGAATGCGGTGAAGAACGCAAAGGCAAACGCTTCCGCGCCGGGGCGGCTGTACGGCTCCACGACCCGCTTCCAATTGTCCAAGGTGCCACTGCTGTACAGCAAGGAGGATACCGATTCGGTTATTTCGGATGGCGGGCTGTACCGCGTCTCCGACACGCCGATCTCGTTGGTGCCTAAAATAAACTTGGTGTCGCCCTCGGCCCAGCCCATCTGGTTGTGTAGCACCTCGGTGTCGAGCATCACTTGCTGCTGCTTGGCGCACGAGATGAGATACCACATCAGCCTGCTCAGGGCGTCGCCCGCGCTCAAGACACCATTGGCCGACAGCACCTTGCGTAGCTCGTCCTTGGAGGTCATAGCGGATAGCGGGATAACGAACTCCCGTGCCTTCTCCCTTGGTAGGTGCAGCCGTGCCAACGCTAGGTCGCCCCGGATGGAGTCGGTCATGCGCTTGACGAGGTAGAGGGAATGCTCGTAGACCATTTCCGACTCGTCGTTGTTCTGGATGTAAATAGCGCCAGATTTGGCTCTGAAATATGGGCTAGGCAGCACCGGGATGTCGTACTCGACAGGACTGCCGCCCTCCTCGATCTCAACGATAACTTCCTCATCGCTCCCTTGAACCTCAATGCCGAGAACGATGGGACTCTTAATTTTCCCCTTGTGTGGGCACCGCTTGCACCCGCCGGGGTTGTGAAACTCTATGGTCTCGCACTTGTATGGCTTGTCCACCAAGTCTTCTGACTTCCGCACCGTCGCCTCAAAGCTATAGCCCGAGTGCTTGTCAGAGATAGCGTGGATGCCGATTTCAAAATCAACGCAGTTCCGGGCGATGGATAGCCCAGCCCGCCACAGGTTGTAGTCCAGCCCTTCCTGATTGGTCGCGATGTGTACCAACTGCTGGCACCCGTCGCCACGGGACGAGCGATCCAGAATCAACGCGAACCGCTTTTGCTTGTCGTCAGACAGCGACTGCATCAATGGGCTCGGTCCCGCCTTCAGATAATCAGGCGGCTCAGACAGCAGCACCGTCACCCCGACACACTGCCGGATCTCATCTATCCCGGACGCCTCACCCTCAAACAGCACCCCCACAGGAACCGCAGGGTCGCGCTTGTAGTTGGACGTACCGGGGACCCGCAGGATGCGAGCGGCGTCGGCGGTGACTGAAGCGTCACAGGGTCTTCAACCGCTCCGCGACCGGCTTCCACTCGGCCAAACGGATGGGGGCTTTTAACGCCCAATAAACATGGACCCCGTACCCGGAGGATACGATGGTCGGACTGGGTAATCCCGTCTTATCCAAGAAAGCCGCAAACGCTTCCAGCCCCGCAGTCTGGTCGGGGTAGTCCTTGGTCGGACCACAGTCGATGTCGAGGTAAAACGATTTGAGTACTTGGACGTTGATGGTCTTGCGACCAACCGCAGGATCTTCAAAGCTCGCACAAGCAAAATACGAGTTAAAATTCTCGGCGTCTAACTGAGATGATTTCTGAACAGCGTTGTCGATATTGTCGTAAAAATAGGTCTGGGGGTTATGGCCTGCTTTTAACCCCACTATGCAATACACCCCCTCCTCGGGGAGTACATGCGAGAGAAATTTCGTTGTGTCCATGTAAATTCTCTTACTGCGTCCATCCCCCACTCACCAATAGCGCAGTTATTTTTTCTCTGTAATGTTTTCTCGGTTCTACTTTGCCGGTGAACCACTTGTATATCGTCATTTTGGAGACCCCAAAATACTCCGCCATATCAATGGCGGAGATGTCTCGGCTAATACAATACCGGCCCAAGAGAACACCGAGGCTATCAGACGCGGAGCGGTTCACCTCCACGATTCGCTGACTGTAACCTCGGTTGTCCATTACTCGTCGTCCACTTCCGTAGCGCGTTTCTTGTTGGCGAACTTCGCCAATACCGCGCTAACGTCAGGTTTCGCAGGCACCACATCGGCGGGCTTCTTCGCCTTGACCTTCGGCTCCTCATCCTCGTCCACCTCGCCGCCGTTGGCCTTGATGGCGTCCTTCAGCGACGGTAGTGCCTTCTGGCCCTTGTCGGCCTGATACACCGTCAGCGTCACCGCCAGCTTGGCCTCCGGGGACTGCCCAAACTCAATCAACTTGGGCATCGCTTCCCGTGACGGGAACCCAATCGGCGAGAAGAACATCTTCGGGGTGTCCGCGTCATCGTCGAACGAGATGCGGGTGATCAAGCGGTCGATGCTGTGGTTCTGGCTCGCAACGTACTTGAAGTACTGCTGGTAAGGCATGTGGGCAATGTCGCCCTTGCCAAACAGCGAGGTCGCGGGCAGTTCCAGCATGTGAACGCCGGAGTCCAGATCGTCCGCCAAGACCACCGCGATGCGCTGCTTGAACCGGCAGGCGCGGGTCGTGCCCTGACCACTGCCAGCGATGTTCATCGGGCAGTCGTTGCAGTTGCTGTGCTGCGGGTTCTCCACACTGGGGTGCGGGGCCTTGCTGTCAGCCGACCAGCAAGTCGGCGGCGCGGCATCCGCAGTCGGGTCGTAGGTCCCGGCGTAGTAGGTCCGGGAAACGTCCTTTGCCACGTTGACGATGACTACGTCAAGGGCGTCCTTCTTCTTCGCCACTTCCTCACCGTTGACGATCAGGCGGAACACCTTGCCCCGGATAGAGATGCGCTTGTTAGTGCCCCCCATCCTCTGCATCAGACCCTTGGTCAGTTCAGACTGGCCTTCACTACGGATGTAGTCGGGCACCATACCAGCATTAAACGGAATCATATCGCTCATCTTAAATCTCCTTAACTTTTCTTACGAATGGTAATTGCGTACTCTTTGTCCATATTCAGACCCTCGGGATGGAGATCGGGATTCTCCTCCATAAAGGTCTTCATATTCGTCTGGTGGATACGCTTCTCCAGAAGTTCAAACGCATCGTTATCCTTCATAAACCGATGAAAGGCCGACCAGTCGTTGGTCCAATACTTGGTCTTGACGGTGCGGATAACGGTGCCGTAGTTGGTGCGGATGCTGTCCGCGCCTAGTTCCTTACACAGGTCGTTCATCGCTGTGGTGAGCACCTGCATTTCTTTATCAAGTTGCTCAACTTTGAGCGCCACATTGCGCTCAAGCTCCCGCTTCTCATCGCGTAGAGCGACGTAAGCCTCTACGAGGGTGTCAACCCCGTATTCATTAGATTCCATGTTTTTACCTCGTGTTTGTTGTCGTGCGAATCGAATCTTAGGAAACTAAATTTACTCTGTCAACTCCTGATTGTACAAATCGATCAACTTTGTATGGTCGCCGAGTTTGTCTCTTAGCATGGCGTAGAGGCGGTTCTCCACTTGCGAGCCCGCAATGTGGATGACGGTCATCGGGTTCTTTTGTCCCTGCCGGTCGATACGCGCATTCGCCTGTAGGTAGGTCTCGATTGATGTACAGGGGGCGTACCAGATGATGGTGTCGGCGGCGGTCAGCGTGACCCCGTGCGCCGCAGCGGCGGGCTGGATGACCAACACTTTCAAATCATCTTCCCCGTTGGTTTGGAACCGCTGGATGATGTCGTTGCGCTTGGTCGCGGATACATCCCCGGCAATCACTTCGCAGGGGATGTGTTTGCTGTCGAGATAGTTTCTTAAAAGGCTGATGGTGTGCGAGAACGGGACGAATACCAGCACCTTGTGCGACGCCTCATTGATCGCCTCCTCCACAACCTTCAACCGATTGGACACATCAAACTCGGCGGTTGCCCCGGAGTTGGTGTAGACCGCCCCGCCCGAAATCTGCAAGAGCTTGTTGATGTTCACCGCGACGTTGGCCGAGGTAATCTCCTCTTCCCCGGCGGTCATCAAGAAATCCTTCTTGAGGATGTCGTAGTACTTCTTCTGCTGCGCCGTCAGCGGGGCTTCCCGGTCGATGTATGTGATCGGCGGCAGGTCTAGGCAATCTTTTTTGGCAAACCGAATGGCAGGCTGCAAAGCCGTGTGAACTTTCTGCGC